GATTGAGCATATTCAATGTTTTCTCTACTTGAAACGGGATGAGAAATATCATCTACTAGATGACCCTTTTTGAAATCCTTCAAGGCATTAAACACGAACTCTGGAGAATATTTTCTTTTGTTTCTTGTCTGAATACTATAGTACATATCAGACAGCTTCTTGTTATGCTTTATACACCACTTATGGTATGTTAGACAACGTTTCAGATTGGTCTTTCTGAAGTGATGGTAATCTGACGAACAACCACTACACTGCTGATTGAGCTTGCGCGCCAGGTTATAGGCATAGAAGATATTCTTATGAATCTTCGCTGCTTTCCTACACTTCTTTCTGAACCTTTTATTCATATTATACCTCCTTAGCAAACTCTTTTAATTCATTTATTAATGTTTTCATTTTCTTTTGTTCTTCTTCATATATATCATGGACTGGACCATGATATATACCAGACAGACGTAATGTCTTCAATTTGTTGAGTTGTATTTGATTAGGTTTTCCTCTGTAACTATCAAACCATACACAAATACAATGAAGCTTATCACACAGATAAGCGGATAGGTCTAATCCATATTCACATGGTGCGTCATATGTAAGTTTATTTACGATTTCTTTACGGGTCACATTATATCGTTCCATATACACTTTAATGAGTCTTTCCATATGTGATGGAACGGCATACATGATTCTTCCTTCTTCGTCTATTATTACTTCCAAATAGTTAGTGAAAGTTTCTTTATGCGTTTTGATGTCGAATTCTGAATGAAGTACTTCTTGGATCTTGTCCATACTCATATTGGGATACCTCCTAAATTATATCATCTAATACCAGCCTTTATCGAGTTTCATTCTTATCATCCCTTCCATAGTCCCACCATTTACCTGAATAGATGTTGGTAGAAATCAGTTCAGATTTATCATATACTACGAAGTATGCAATACGGAATCCAGTCATGGACTCTGTATTACTTATAACCACCGGGTGAATCACCGGGTGTTCAAGACTTCTGAACATCGGTTCGTATTGTGTTGGGACTGTAATGTTGCCCTGATATGTGTGATCCATTTCAATGATTGTATCCATCATTACACAGGGACTAGAGAACTTTGTAATGAATCTATCGTAGTCATATCTTGACATTGGATACTCTCCGATTCTACATAATACCCAACGAGATTCAAATAACGCTCTCAGAGTTTCATCATTGAAGAGCATATCATACACCTCAAGTGGGTTGAATTTATTGGAGAATACCAATTGACAGTTTGTTGTCATGTATGGTTGTATTTTATTGAGTTCTTTCAGTTTACTCATCTTCCTCAGGCTCCTGTTTCATTTTCTCATACAATAGATCAGCACGTGTTTCAAGAATGTACTTTCTTCTGAAACGTCTATACTTTTCTTTTATAAGCATCAAACGTTCTTCAGACATGTATTCAAGTAAATCATCATTAATGACATCTGTGACTTGAATTATAAAATCCTTGTCGACGTGACCTCTGATCAGATTATTATATTTGATACAAGCACCGTGTGCTGGATCGAATTGGACATATTTACTTGGTAATGATACTTGTAAACGATTATTCACAAATAACTTGTCCATCGGTTTATTCAAACATTCAATGAATAAATCCAAATATCTGAGATTGATTTCCTCTTGTGTCCAAGGTATGTTTACGGTTTCCATTATATTATTCCTTTCACAGTAAAAGTTTATATACACCCGGGTTAAACCCGGGTGTTATAATTATTATTCACGTATTAGATGTGTGATATCCACACAATCATTTCCACGCATTATTTGATATCGACGTAATTCTTTATAGTAGTATATCTTCGTAGTTCGTATATTATATACATTCCACGATATTGCATATGGATCTGGTTCATTATCAATATAACCAGATCGACATTTAGAATGTTTTTCGTCGATTTCTAATACAACAATCCATACATTTCTCGTAGGAGATTTCATAATATATGGTGGTCGCGAATTGATTGTGATGATATTGTAATGTATAGGTGGTTTTTCAAGTGGAGTTTTGATAGCGTCTTCAAATAACTCTAACGCTGGACCAAATGGCATTTCGGAAGTCAACGATTTAAATTCCAAATTATCAAGTCTCCTTAATATGATATTCGTCGTAATTCCTAGATCACGATTCTCAATAAATGATTTCATATCGGAATCTAAGAATGCATATGAAAATCCACTTTTGGATCGAGCAATCATTAACTTGTTTTGTTGACTGACAGCAATTTTATAACGAAATAAATTTGCAACAGAATCACGATGACCGAATGAGATCACAGCCAGTCGACCATGATCCCAATCATCAAATACATTGTTCAAAGGTGATAACACATCAGCATCGAATGTCGATAAATGTTGTTTCATCATTTCGTGATATTTCGTTTGTTCAGAGTAATATAGTTTTATTAAATATTCTTCAACTTTATTTCGTTCAATTGATATTGATAAACATTGGAGACCATGTGCTTCATACGAATAACCATGAATTATATGGTTCTCCGTTTCTATATCAAAACGAGTATCTGTGTTTGTAACCGAACGAATCTGATGTCGTCTGACCAACGACAATAGTAGCTTCTCGATTACGAATGGTTTAAATTGTGTGATATCCAATGTTTATCATTCCTTTCAATACGGATTCTTTTTGAAGAATTCTCTCCATGCTTTTATTTCATCTGGAGTGAATTTTGATGTTGTTGTATCCCAATCAATCAGATTGATTTTATCTTCGAACAAATATTCGAAGTCGCGTTTTTTGAACAGATGAACAATGTCTTCCAGTTTAGTAATTGCACGACGTTGTTCATCGTCAGTTTCGTATATACATTTGTCATATAATTGGATAAATTTATCCAATTGCGTTATCATGTATATGATATCTTTGATTGCGATTTGTTTGTTGTTTGATGAATCATTGTACAGTTTCATGTTACATCATTTCATCCTTCGGTATATCACAAAGGATTTCAGCCAACTCATTCACCGGTAAATTATCACCGATGTGTGTGATTATCGTAGAACTGTCAATCAAATCAATTGTTGGGATTCTCAGTTCATCATATACGACTACGTTATCCGAAACATATATTCTGAATATAATATTCAAAATCGTAGCCGATATTAATTGACCGATCTTTTTATGTCCATCATCAATGATGTAATAGTCTCCTGTTACGAGACCGGTGCAATTCAGGGGTGTACTACCCGTGATTTTTAACTTGTTCATCTTCGTCCTCCTTGAACTCTTCTCGGATAAATTCATACAATGCGGATTCGAATGCCAGATTGAATTTCTCAGGTCTTCGATCACCGAATACCCAATAATATTCATCAAATGTCAATTCCGCTTCGAATTGTAATCCGATGTTGTGTCGTTTAATTGTTATCGTCCGTTTGTGTCCCTTAACAACGTCATACTCGGTTTCTTTATCTTTCTTTGGTATGACTGTCATGTCATTTATAATCATTCTTCATCACCTCGATTCACACTGGGACTATTACCGTTGGGTCCAATATTAATATACAATCGCAATCCCAGCTATAGAAAGCCCAGTGTGTCCATGAATTTTTATGAAACTCAATATGAGTATATCCATCACGTTTGAGTTCATCTAAATTCAGATGTAACCGAGAAAATCGATGAATATTGTATGGGTTGCAATAACCACAATATTTAGTTTCAATAATAGAATCATCTTTAACTACGAATGGTTTCTGATGTTCCGCAAGTTTGAAACGGAAAGATGTTTCTAACCTATAAAGTTCAAAACATTCTATTTCACACCATTCTCGCCAAGAATGATATGACTCATCATCCGTGTCCTCTGATGCCCATAATCCACCTTTATAGGGTTTAAAATCGAACTCAGATTCATATTCCGCTTCTTTAAATAATTCTGGGTCAAAATGATCTGATCCATAATGAATATATATTTTGTCTTCCATTACTTTTTACTCCTTTTCTTCTTCCGATATTGACCATACCGGATAATCATCAGCATACAAAATGCGACAACAATCATATCAATAGTTGATCGAACATCAAGTTGCACGATTGTCTTCAGGACTGACGGCCCCAATATTCTTCACCACCTTTCTGAATTCATTAGTCAATTCTTTTGTCTTCACGGATATGTTATTACTGATGTCATCGAAACATACAGCATCTATCCATTCATAGAATTCTGGATGTTCTTTGATATCTATCCATCCGACTCTAGGAGATGTACCATAATCTCCAAATTTATAAACAGCAGTTCCCCATATAAATTGGAGTACACCCCAATCAGAGTCACCCTGTTTAACGCTATCTGTTGCACCATAATTGTTAGGTTTTTTGATTTGCCACCCTGAATCAATTCTAAGATTCTTCCAGCTTCTGATTACATTCGTATAGTTATTATAGTAGATCATTGTTTGAAAATCAACATATCCAGCACCGATTAGATCACTCAGTTCTTTGTTAAGCTTCTCGATACACGATATAAGAATTTTGTGAACCACCTGATTAAGCTCTTTACTATTATGGCATTCCTTAAGAAGTTTAATGTCAGATTCGTCGAATTTAAATCTAACGGTTTCTTCATCGAGCTGAGTATAATCCCAATCTACCTCTCGTGGATCTCCTATGTAGAAATCTACATCAAATTCAACATTATCGGTGACAATTACATTATGAAATGCAGTATATACATACTGATTACTACACAATGCAACGCGCTCCACTGCATCTACATATGCAATCTTTTCAGCGATACTTTTGTTATCTAATAATATTTCCATTTTATGTTCCTCCTTATCTGATGGCAAATAACATTCCGCTCAGGAATGATACGATACCTCTAATGAATTCGATTAATTTTGCAAACATATTTTTATACCTCCGATATATTTTTGATTCTACGTTCATAGAATCCAATTAAATAATATAAATATGGAATTTGAAAAAAATAGATGCCCGGGAATAACCCGGGCTAAAATTAGAAGTAGGATATAGAACAAAAGAAGCGCGTGGATACCAGAGAAGGTGGCAACTAGTATCCACATGGCTAAAAGTTAAGGAGACAAATGTGAAAACGTGAACCTCACATCTGTTTGGAAGTAAACTTCCTTTGGTTTCCGTAGCTCGGATCGAACGAGCGATAGATGCTTCAAAGACATCTGCCTTAACCCCTTGGCGATACGGAATCATTCATGTAATGTTTTTATACTCTAATGTTCATATTACACAAAAAATATATCCCCAGAATTATCTGGGGATATCATATTATTTTTTCATACGTTCAGCCAAATGAAGTATCAATTTCTGACATGCTATTGAATATTTAGTAACAGTTATTTCTTTACCACAATATTTGTGTTTACATTTGCATTTGGTGACGAACTGTTTTAATTCATCATCACCAATGACCTTTTGGAATATATACCACACAGTCAATCCATATGATAAATAGTTTTTAAATATCATGGCTGTTTCCATCTGATCATAAGGATCCGTAGATTTGATTCTCTCTGAATTTGATGTGACATTATAATGATTATCATGATATAAATCGACAGTTTTATCATCGCATCTGACATCTGTGTATACTTTGGTCATATATTCCGTACCATTACATTTTTCATACATCGTCAACAAGCTTACTACTAATGGAGCTTCGGTTATTTTACCTAATGCAATATCTCTGATGGTTTCATTTAATATATCATCTGGCATTTTTACCATTCTGACATGAGTTTCAGAAAGATTACCTTTATCAAATATATTGAATGTAATATCATCAATTGATATACCATCGTCAAATATAACGTCGTGGGATATATGATACATTGCGGTTGAATTGTTTATTATCTCACATTTATTGCCGCTTAACATAGCAAACAATCCAAGATATTTCGATCTGTCATCATCATGTATAACCAATATTGTTTTTGGTTTACCACTGACAATGGATTTACGAAATTCGTGAGTTTTCTCATCAGCATAATTGATTATTTCGGGTAACATAAAAATTCCTCCTAAAGATAAATGGTACTACAGCAGCTCCCGAAGGAGCTGCCGTAAATGAAAGGATATGTAACAGCGGCGTGGATATCGCTGTCAATTGAGGTGCAACCTCTGAGATGGACAAGCTCATTGGTTACATATGTGGCTGACACGAAGGGATGTATAAGTGCCAGCCGTGATTAGGAATTGTTGCGGCTGTCTGAAGACCGCAATGGTGTGACATGTGGAACTCGAATCCACGACCCACGCTTTAAAGGATAATTATTATATTTGAATAATATCATATAATCATAATACATTATTATTCAAATAAAGTTGGTTATTGTTGAATGATAATGATTGATTTCTCCATTTTTCAACAACATTATCCAACTTAAAATCAGATGCAAAATGAATACCAACTTTCTGGTTACTCGCTGATGAATTTCTAAAAATGAATTCAGTTCCTTGTGCTAAATATTGTGGAACAACATAGACATCACCATTATAACATGTAGCAAACATATCAATTTCATCCGCTGTATATTTAACAACGGATACACCGTATCGATGTGTTCTAGTTGATTTCGTTCTGATCATAAAGGCATCTGAATTTGGAAGTTTCTTAGCTGTTTTAATTTGGACTTTGAATAAATTGCTATCAATATCAGCAATCATGTCATATCTAGAAGTGGGTAACACTGGGACTGATACGCCGAATCCATGTTTAATGAATGCTTGTTGTACAGCTAATTCTGTTACAACTCCTTTAGCATGTGTTGATAATTCCATATTATTTCTCCTTTAAAGCGAATGCGCTACCGACTGCGCTAATGTCACATCTGGAAGAAGGTGTACATGATTTGAACATGTGTCTCGTGCGCCATATGCAAATAATATGCTGTACGAATCTATCACTAGATTCCTTAACGCGTTTTAACCAACTAAACTAACACCTTCATATGATTAAACTCATTAACCCCAGGTCGATTCGAACAACCTTTTCCGAATAGTCCTAGTATGCTCAGATTATATTCAGCGTTTTAACCTATTCTAAACTATGCGGCTAATGGGTTTGATTCGCGGATATATCAGATTCGAACTGATAACCTTATGGTGTTATTGCTGTACGAATCTAAATCTAGATTCCTTATGGCCGTACGCTCTATCCAATTGAGCTAATATCCGCATAGATTGGTCATGATGAATAATATTTACGATTCGAACGTCATTTATTCACCGATGATTGCTGTTACCATCTTAAATACAAGATGGGGAATTACCCATCATGACCATTGGTCGACGGAGTAGGACTCGAACCTACGACACCGTGCTTAGAATGCAAGCTGATTGCTGTACGAATCTAAATCTAGATTCCTTTACGTACTCTACCTACTGAGTTATCCGTCGTTTTTTGCCCGGGTAGATACGCAAAGGCTACCCGGGTTTTAGGGGTGATCTGGAGTTACGCAATGAACCGCAAAGTCAGAAGCCGTAATATAAACGTAACCCCAGTAATAGATGTGGAGGTACTCGAAACCTCACTCCTTTCGGAACTGGTACTTGAGACCAGCGCGTCTGCCATTCCGCCACACATCCACAAATACCCGTCGGCGAACATACACATTGATTGCTGTCTGACACTCATCGAAACGACATGAGTGATTGTGTATGTCGCCAAACGGTAATGTCATCAATTATACATTGAACATTCAGTTGACAGGTTCGTCAATCTCTAATTGATGTAATTATATGTTACTTCTTTTGCCTTTTTATATTTCAGCGTCGTTTTCTTCTTTTTCTTTTTCTTTACGCGCTGCTTTTTCTGCGATTTTGATATTCCGATGAATACCTGCGTTGTGATATTTCTTGATTTCCTTCTGGAAACGTGTGCGATTACCATAAAGCTTCTTCATGATGCACATTGCGAATCCCATTTCGGGATCGAATACATTTTCATCACAGCATTTGGATGTGACTCTGTCACCATCCGTAAATATTACGGTAGTAACAAGCTTTGTCTCATTAAAGAGTACGTGTTTGATTTCCGGTATATACATACCTCCCCGCTGTTTAACAATTTTAACAGCCAATGTTTCGTCAATAAGCATTTCTTTTTCCTCCTGCTTTTTAATATTTTCAATAACATCAGTCATTGAATCAAACCAGAGTGTTTCCGGTTTAATTGAATGAACTGCATCATTGAACTCTTTTCTGATTTCATCTATAGGTCTATGATGGAATATAGACTCAGCAACTTCAATTTTACTAGGAAATTCCTGGATGTCACCAGCATTAATAACGTTAATGACATTATTAATATCACTGGAATTAATTACAGTATTACGTTCCTTGACTTTCTTCTTGAAATCATCAGTCAGTACATCAGTGATTGTTCTGTATTCTTTACTGATAGATTCCAGTAAATCTTCATCCGTGGAATCCGGTACTGGTTTAATGGCTTCACGGATTTCATTGATAAGACCTTTTTCTTCTGAGCCTATACATGAACCCATATTGATATCACCAGATGGATAAATATCAGAGATTCGAACGTGTACACCTAAATTGGTAGTAGATACTCTCCATCTGTCATGAACCCAAACGAATTCAAAGATTTTACCACGGAAATTCCATCTAACATGTTTGATATTGTTTTTTGATAACGCAATTCTCCCATGATATCTGCGTTTTAAAAACTGCTCAATTGTATTAAATATTGTATTGCGGAATTCATAATCAATACCACAAAATTCTTTAACATACATTGCCATGAGTTTCGTAAGATTAGTATGAGAGAATGGATAATGATTAGAATATGTAGTTAACATATCCGGTTCCCAATTATTATCCGGATCGAATGTAATAATGCGGTTGGTTGTGTTGTACAACCAAATACATGGATTCTGCTCATGAACACTAACGCCGATATGAGCGTGCGTAGATGGGTGTAAACCACGCTGTGTTATACATGCAATATATGCATGTTCACCATTACGTGTATATGTCATTGACATATCCGATAACCACTGTTTTAATATTTCCTCAATACGTATAATTTTGAGATTGTTTTCCTCATTATGCATGCTGGAAAATATCGTATCACGTAAATGTGATATTTCTTCAAACGTAAATGGTTTAATTACTGATTTAGGCAATACTGTTACCAAACCATCGATATATTTGATTGTCTGATTATAATTGATATCCAGTATAATTCCACCATCACAGTTTTCGATATGGAATAAACGCTCGAATGGTCCAACATTAACTTTATAACATTTACCGATTGAATTCACTGTTGGAGAATACCAATACCATTTGAATGTTGAATTATTCAAATGGGATAACCATTCTTCAACACCTTTACAGAATGCTTTGAATTCTTTCGTCGGTGGGTGTTTCAGTCTGCTGATCAGAGAACGAATATCAAACTGAACCAATGGTTTAAGCTTTTCTTCGTAGTATGATTCATCATAAACTATTTCACCATTATTTTCAATGGATGCGATAAATTGGTGATTGATAAGAATGGTGATAGACTCACTGTGTGCGAGCCACGTAATCGAAATTATGAATTCTGATGAAATATAATATACTTTAAATGTATCTCCATCAGTATCCATAATATGTTCAACATCGGTCTCCATATTAATATATGACAAATCATGTATCCAATCTTTTACGATTGTTAATACTTCAAGCTTATTCATTTTTTCATCATCTCCTTAATGACATCATAACGGAAACCATCAATCACAAACTGATTGAGAGGTCCATCATAAATAATTTTATCATTCTCCATTATCTTTGTGGAGAAATTTAATGTGGATGTATTAGCATTCCACAATGTTTGCAATCTGAGAATCACTCCCCAGATTGTTTCTTCCTGTATAGGATTAAAAACGCATTCACGTTTCTCACCCCATGATACCTCAATGGTGTACATCAACTTTCACCTCCTTTAAATGGTTCATCAACATAGAATCCGTTCATTAACCACATCTCGACCCAATATTGATCGGGATGACGGTATATAATTCCATCCGATGCACGATACACCGGATGGATATATAATACGGGTTTTTCTTCTTTGAATTTATTGTATAATTTGATATACCTCTTTGGAATATCTATTGTTGCAATGTAAAATCTATCAATTTCTTCGATACATTTTAATGTTGCCTTTGGTCGTTTGCGTTGTAATAAATCAGCCATTGATGTAAATCCAATGTAAACATCTGTGGCGTTTGTTCCAAGAATCTTTTCTCGGAATTGAGATGGTGTATAGTCTGGCGAAAAATCTGCCAACATGATAGCGTGTTTAACTAACATTATTCACACGCCTCACGAAGTGCTTCGAATATAGCGATGGGTACTGTTGTGCCAGGTGATACTGTGTATTCATCAACTTTGAGGCCCTTAGTCTCACCATTATTGTATGATTTGATTACAATCCTTGACATTTCGTTATATCCATATTCAAATACAAATTTGAAGAATTCGCCGTTATCATAATCCTCATCATCAATTAAACATGATTTAGATAGTGATGAACACATGTAATATGGTAAGTGAACGAATTCCACATACCATTCATTTTCGGTATCATTTGCAGCAGTCGGTTCATCAACCGGCATGTATCTTCTTATAATGGCTATTAATTCTTCATAATAGTCGATGAAATCTTTTATGTCAGCATCAATACAATTATTGATGTTCTTTTGTAACGGATTCAAACCATTATTTTTGATATATCTGTTAAGTTCACTGGCGTGAATAACATGATATTCACCATCATCATATTCAGTCTTGTATGCCATTGCGACTGTATGTTCAGCCTGACAACCGGCGGCGAATGTTTCCATGAATGACTCTGCAAAAACAATAACATCTGCTTTTGACATCATATCAATGGAACGTGCTAAACGTGCCCATCTGAGTTCACGTGGTGATTTATCCTTCCAGTCAGCAGGTTCTGCAACATGATACTGCTCGATTAATTCGAACTCATGTTCAGGATACACCTGCTTTAATTTATTCATTATTCCATCACGTTCTTTGTGCACTTGTTCAGCAGTTGCATGCTGCATTGGTTGGGATACAAACACTTTGTTCTTCTTTTTTCTTAAGACTGGCAATGACATAACTATTCCTCCCTGAAATCACGTAATAATTCTGACAGAATTGATTCTATCTCTGTTGTGGCTGACGTGAATTTTTCAACATCGTAATTGGTTAACCCACGATGTGATGAAGCAAATTCGATTTCATGTTTAGTTGCAAATAGCAACTCTAATCTATCCGCCATTTCCTGGCGGTTGTACACATGTATCAGTTTCTGATAACCGACATCTTCACCATTAAGTCGGTGAGGATCAGATATATAAATTTTATGTGGGTTTATCTTCATTTGCAAAATCCTCCTGTAATGTTTTAAATGATTTATCGAACTCATCCATGAATTCATGATACAAACGAATGGCCTCATCAATATCAAATTCCGGATGCGAACGTTCATATTTGAGCGGGGCTTCTTTGTATTCTTGGATCTGTTTTTCTAATTCTCGTGCATGATGGAATGCTTCCAGTGAATGTTGACCCATCTCGACACGTTCTTTTGCTGTCATATATTTTCCTCCTCATAAAAAGATTTACCAACCCGGGAGACACCCCGGGTTGATATGATGAAAATTGTGAGTGGTTGGACAGCATACCAACCGATTCGGGATTCCAATTTCATCCACATTCGCCCCGGACTACTCAAGGTCCCACTGTTTTATTTATCCTTCCACAGCATGACCAACTACCATGGAGGGATAATGGATTCGATACAGATTTCTGAATTCTGATATTGATAATCGAATCCATTTGATATGGTATATACCTATATCCATAAGAATTATATAAATATAGAATTATTAAATTCTAGATGCTTTCATCATATTAAGTATTGTAAAACTCAATACATCAATATCCATATGTTCATATGTTTTTGATAATACAATCGCATCAGTCAATGGTAACCTGATAAATTCACCTTTGGTATTGGTTATACGTATTGCTGGTTTACACTCATTGTCTGGAGTGACATAAACACATGGAAGCGCAGTATAACCAATAACCGAAACAGCATCTTTGATTGTGAATTCTTGTAGAGCTGTTTCACTGATGTCAAACTCAGGATTACCGATTTTCGGAAATAATACATTTAACTTTTCTGATACTGCTTTAACGGTTCTCGCTAACATATCGAAGAATAACCGTACATGTGTTCCAGGAATGAACATACGCGGTTTTTCGAATCCTTCTGAAATCGACATTGCGTAATTTGGTCTGATGTATGTTGTTGTAGATTCCGGCTTTTTGGTAATTGTTTTGTATTTACTTTCAGGATCTTCATCAAGTGAATAGATGAAATCGAGTCGTAAATCCTTATTGATACTACCGTATGCAAGTGTGTAGTTAATACGTTTCATTTAGAAACCACCTTTACTATTCATTATAAATCCACCAAGACCATTGTTGATGAGATTTGGTATATAATAGTCAAGTGTGATAGTTGATTCGTAACAAAGTTTATCCAGAATATCATTGTATTCTTCAATGGTTTCACAATTGAAATATATTGCTGAATAATCTCTGAATTCGTCTTGGATGAATTTAAATAAATCGTATTTAATATTTGGATATTTATTTCTGTCATATTCCTGAAGGATTGTGAGATCAGCATATGGTGAAAGCATACATGTCTGTCCAACATCCTTTACGGATTCATACAGATCTATTACTCCAATCTGTGACGGGTTAAGTTGTTTATGGCCGAAACCAACTTTATGCTGGTCGGTTCTTCCTAATGCATTAGGCCTTGTGTTCACATGATTCGCAAAATCATGCAGTTCTTTTATGAACTTCTTCAGGATTTCCCTGAAGAGCAGACTATATCTTCATATGCTTATCATCCCGACAATCATATGCACTTCGTATCCACTCATCATTAGCTTATGAGTGTACTCCCATTTCTGAGATAGTCGTTGACGCTGAAATGACGATGATTTTGCATCATCCCTTGCGTGCGGATTGAGGATATATCTTTAACCTTATTACCATACCTTTCGGAAGTCGTCAGCATTACCATTCGACATTTGGTAGTTAAAGCTTTACCCAACGCTCATATTCTGTTCGTAAACTATGAGTCGCCTCTTGGAATTATTGTCACCACCCAAGACGTTCCCGCATATATGAAGTGTCAGGCCGCTAATTGACCTTTGCGCGTGACTTTAAGTGACTGGTAATAATCCATATCATTTGTGAAATCCGTTGTATGGATCGTTCCCAATGAATGTATTTTGGATATAATTAGATTCGGTGAGAATTTCATACTTGCTTCCGAATCTTTTGTTTTTGCCAATATACCATAACGGAATAAACGTTTCAAATTATCCGATACTTTCGCAGTAACAATTGTTGATATTACTTCATTCAAACGGATACGTTTATTTTCGAATGAATATATATTAACATCAGTGAATTCCGTTTGTAATACATATCTCAATAATGAAACCATATTACGTTTGTCACATTCTGGGATTGGAAGTTCCCATGCTGATATTGAATCCAACATTCGTGCAACATGCATTACATTACATGCACCACGATGTTCGATTTCATTATTCGGATAATATGATAACTGATATACCCACCATGATGGATCTCGTACTTCATCAATATTTTGTGGTTCATATTCTTTGATTACCTGTACGAGCATATATACAATCGAACGAACATATTCAAATTGTTCCAAACCTTTACGATACGCTTTGATATAAATTGGACGTTCTTTAATTGGTTGGAAATATTCGAAATCATTTTTATCATCAATGATTTTATCCGTATATTGAACAACCGGAAATACACCAAGGAATGATAATGGTGATGTTATGTGCATGAAACATGTAATGATTGATTCGTATGTTTTGAATATCATTACATCCATTACTTTCGTACATGTAACAACAAAACCATCCATTGATATCAAATCATGTTCTGAACGACGAACCACAATCGGAAGTAACGATTTCAACGTTACAGAATTTGCACCGGATGGATACAGAAATTTATCTACCAACTGATATTCTGTATACAATTCATTATCAAGTAAATATCGACCTTGATCATCAGCAATCGGAATCAATAATGTATTATGATCGATATGTTTCTCCAAGAATTTGTTTTTGTCACGTGCTCCCCATACGATATCAAAATCCAACAAACCGACTCGGATATCGGCAATGCTTTTAGTTTGAATCTTAGTACCAGTTTCACGACGACGTGTTTGTAGTTCAGATGGATCCGGATGTGGGTTCCATTTGAAATTACCAACAATGAGAAATGGATAACTATCCTTTGGAGCATCCTTAATCGGATTCAATCTCATTAATTGGATAATCTCCAATGATTTTAACGCTTTAATCACGTACTGATATAATGGTCTATCAGTACCAAGATTAATGGTCACGTTATTCATTGGATTCTCGTCATCATCAAAAATGTAATCAATCATTTTTAATAACCTCCTTCTGATTTAAGTGTACAAAGATGTTGGTTCCTTGTACAAAAAAATGATATAAATATTGTTTCGAAAATATAATTGGAAAAACTCGTTCGTAAAAATCCATTCATGAAAGGAATGAATATAAATGAAAGTGCAAGGTTTATATAATATAGAAGAAGATATTAAAATTAATGATTTAAAAGAGGTAACTTCTTCGGTTATTTACAGATCACAAAATGTTTATAATCCTGCGGGATTATTCTCAGAAGAAATATTTGGTACCACTCCAAATGAACGTTGGTACAGATGTGGTTATATCAAACTCCCAATCAGAGTATTCAATCCAATGGTTGCAAAAACAATCATTGCACGTTCTGGTGGTGTTATTAGAAAATGTGCGTATGGTTTAGCCAGATATGATTTAATCAAAGGAGTATTAACCGAATCTCCAGATGGTCAATATTCTGGTATGGTTGATTTGTATAAGATATGGAATGATATCGATATCAAGAAAACATTGAAAACCCGTAGTGATGATAATATCGATATATTGACTAAATGTCCGAGAGATTTAATATTCATCAATAAATTATTGGTGCTTCCACCAAACTTCCGTCCAATCGGTATGAGGAATGGTCGTGCTGTTAAATCCGAAATCAATTCTATTTATATGAAAATTTTAGGATACAAATCAATTACGGCACGTGTAACCACCACTGCTGCTCAAGTACATAATAAACTCCAAGATGCAATCGTTGAATTGTATACTTATATTCAAAAATATCTTGGAACCAAAAATGGATTTCTCCAAAAGAATCTATTGGCAAAGACAGCAGTATGGACAGCAAGAAACGTTATTTCCGCTCCAACATACAAAGATGACGAACCTTTTATTGGAGTATATGAGACGGGTTATCCACTCCATACATTGTGTACATTATTCAATCCTATATTAAGATTCCAAATCAAAGAGTTTCTTTCGGTAAATAACATCAAAGCCATTCATAATAATCCCGAAGAAGTAAACGGTGCGATGTTAGCAAACATGTATGATGAACGTGCTATAGCGGATATGTTGGATGTATACCGTGAAAATTATGGTGCTCGTTTCCGTATACTGTATTTGGATCCTGAACATCAAAAACCAATCACAATTACATTATATGACAATAAAAAACAAGAAACCATTACACGCCCATTAACATTAACCGATGTGATTTACATTGCGGCAAAACATGGTATCGTTGATGCAAAACGTATGTGTTACGCCGTACGATATCCGATTGGTAATTATTTGGGTGCATTCTTCACACATGTTGTTGTATTATCGACAAACCGAACAATGGATATTACATTCAATAACGAACATTTTCCATACTATCCGATAGTCGATCCTGATATGGATCATTATCGTGTTGCTACATTCTTCAAAGACACACTCACTCCATCCAATAGTAACTTACCAAAATGGCTGGGTGACTACGATGGAGACACCGTCAAGAGTTGTGGATTAATGACGGATGAAGCAAATGAAGAAGCTGAAAGAATAATGTTGGCAAAAATATCTAACACTCGTTTACAAGGTACAGGAATTTTTTCAACTGGACTTGAATTCACGTCGGCATTATACACGTTGACGAAGCTTTAAGGAGATGATCTGATATGTTTGGTATTCCAGATATATTAAAAAAGTATCAACCTAAATCATTACCAAAGAAACAGATGCAACAACGACCATTATTCAAAATGGAGAATGGTTTGAAACATTACATATCATTGAACAAATATAACATATGTGATATTTTAATAACTATGAATGACAATCTCACCAAGTATCATGATGACAATCGTTATTGTATATTATCATTACTTGGTGCAAAACCTAAATGTACATTCAACGATGATGAAACATGCGATTGTTATCATTGTATTCAACGTTGGATGAATACTATCGAGGAGAAATAAAGATGGCACTATTTGATATGTTTAAATGTATGGAGCAGTACGGTACAAATGAACCTTCACCAACATCAGTACCTGAAACTCCGCAACCAATCAGTGGTTTCCAAGGTATGTATGATACTTTAAAAATGGAACCAACATACTATCATCTCAATAATTACATGACGATGCCGTATGCATCATCGCATTGGGAATCTGGATCTCCAATGTTACGTACAATGAATGATGAGAGTTATTTACCACCATTATCAGATCGAGTTGATCCAAATAAAATATTCAATTCTGATATCAATGCATTGCGCGCGTTAGCCGCAGACCAAGCAAAGATTCTGAAAGTATTCGAAAAGAAAACCCTTGAATCTTTGACAGATAAAAATAAATTTGGTGTTACTGAAGAAGATATCGAAAGTATGCAAGCTATTACAGCTGCACGTAATGCAATCGTTTCTATTAATGAAAAACAAATCAACATTAAGAAACACATCGCAGATTTGAAAATCAAACAACAATCCACAACTGGTGTTGGTTCACTTGGTGGTGGTAATAATGGTGAAACTAAAACCAGTGCAACTGGATTTGGTACTGAAGTATTGGATTCCATTTATGCCGCAAATGCAGTACCGATGGAAACAATGGCTCCTCAGGAATATACACCGGCAAATGTTTCTGATGCTGCTAATTTACTCGATTCCATTATATCACCAAATGCTAATATACAGAATGAACGCAATGGTGTTCAAACATTCGTTGTTGTTGGTGATAATTCAAATGATGTTAAGTTTGCACAGTTCGATGCAAATGACCAAATGGTTTCTAATCCAACTGGTTTACCAAATGCAAAAATTAAATCTGTTGATATCGAAGCTGGTACCGCAATCGATGAATTCGATCGTTCTTATAAAATAAAGAAACTCGGAGATGAAATAATATAATGCAAATGGCGGGGTTAATCCCCGCCTATACATTATATATATCAACGAATCAATAAGCACCAGCTTTACGATGTAATGCGATTCTTACGTTGATAATACTGGTCAACTTATATTTGTATAAATTATATTTGCGATTCATATGATTAGTACAGATAAATTTCTATGAAAGGAAATGAAAAAGTATGAATATGATTGATGCAAAATATGGAATGAAATATCCATTTCCGCATGTAATGACTCATATCATAGACAATAGTGCATACGATGGTACAGTACCTGCCGTATATGCAGACGATCCGTCATTGTTTGCAACACTTGTTGTTGGTGCTTTTCCGATGGGTGAAGACAGAAAGATTATCAGACTTCAGGATACAACTGTCCCCCGTGTATGTTACGGCCTCAACAATATCACTATGGCAGACCGCGAGAAGTATGGACAGGTTGTTGACTACCCGGTATCACTGATATCCCAGGGTTCACCTGTACAGATTCTTCGTGTAACACCTGATGATGCAACCTATGCTTTCGTAACAATATTCGTTTCATATAAATGGGATGCTGGCGAGACTGGTAACGAGCCTATATTCCATGTAAAGTTTGAAACTGATTACGAAGCTCCTCTCGGCTCAGTACTCTCTAACTTCAAGAATCCTGAAAGACTGGCTCAGGCTCTGATTAACCAGTATTCCAAGGATGGAGCAAGTGCTGATGGTTGGACTAAGCGTGTATTCGCTGTTGTTGTTTCTGCTGGTCGTGGTGGAGTATACAACAACATGAGAATGGCTATCGACACTGTTGCTCAGGGTCGTAGACCTACAAACATCAGATACAGCTTCGGTACAATCGATACTCGTAATTCAAATGTTATCGAGGAATTCGTTGCAACTCTCGTAAATATCGATAATCCTGATTCGACTGTTTCAACTGTAAATACCACAGTAAATGAGCGTACTAGGGGTGCGTCTGTACTCAAGCCTTTCATCAATGAAAAGGCTGTTGTTGAAATCTTCAACAAGTATAAGGACCACTATCAGGAAGTCATTGACAGCGGTAGATACGATGATGATACATTCGTTAACAACACATTCAAGACACTCAATGTCAATACATTCGATATCATTACCGGTAAATATATCCACAGCGGTGGTCTTGATACAAATCTGCCTTTCTATCAGGTAGATGCTGAAGATCCTAGCATTCCGAAACTTCCTTCAAGCAACTGTCTGCTTACTGTATCTACCGATTCAGGCCAGGAAGGTGTTGATCCGGCAGTTCTTGAGGATAAAATGCTCAACGCTGCATATGGTGTAACTCGTAATGGTTGCTCTGTATATGTTGGTGATGTATATCTTACAGCTACTGGATCAAAGTATTCCAACCCGAGACTTGTATTCATCAGCGGTATCAACCAGTATACTCAGGCTATTACAGCAGTACCTTTCGACAAAGTTTATCCGCTTGCAAAGGCTGGTGACGTTGCTGTAAACGGTATTAATGTTGGTGGTCAGGCTAATGATACATCTAAATCTATCAAGAAGGTTTACAGCACAACACCTACTGATGCTCAGTTGGCTGCTGATAACATTGTTGTCGATGATATCTATGCTGTAATTAATTCTTCTGAGTCAAGTGCTTCCAGCTTCACTCTCTATAGAAAAGATGAGGGTACAGCTAGCACAGCTTATACTGCTTCTCAGGTTATATCTGCTATTCCTTACAACAGAAAGAGCGGTATGGACAATATCGTTGCTGTATGTGACAGTACTGCTCAGCATGCTGAACCTACACCTTCACCTATGCCAGCGCCTAACTGGGTACTTGAAAAGCGTAAGTCTGTAGTAGGATATCCAGTTATCGATATCTATGACGGTAAGGTTTACATTAACGGCTATAAAGTTACAGCAGAAACCGAATTCCCTGCTAACAGAATCAATATCAATGACAACACATTGAAGTTTGGTAATGTTCCTACTTCAGCAGGTACCACCACTGATCTTATCGGTCAGAGCTATGATATTATAGCATATAATGAAGCTGATATTACTAAGTGGAGTATCACTAAAGCTACAGTTACAGCAAGTAGCCACAGATTCAATCTTGGTGACGTTGTCATGACAAACGGTGCATATACTCAGGTAACATCTGAAACAGCTCCTGCTGACTGGTCTACGAAATACACAAGATATTACGAATATAAGACATCGACCGGCGACTATACCGCTGTGCCTGCTGGTGAAAGTGCTCCTGAATGGAGTCCTAACACATACTTCAGACCAACAGAATATGCACTCACTACAGCTAAACCGACTGATTGGGATACAAACTATAAAGCATATTTCACATTCGATACTTCATCCAAACAGTATGTTGCTGTTACAGGCGATGCCGCTCCTACATGGGCTGCTGGTACTTACTACAGTAAAGGTGAAGCAGATCCGAATGTACAGTTCACCGTAACAGGTGTCGGAGCCGATGGTAGTGCAACGGAAGTTACACCTATCCCTGGTAATGCTTCAACTACACCTACAAAACTTATCAGCAATGCTATATACCTTACAAGAACTGCTGAGGATCATACAAACGAATACATCAAGGTTACTATTACTGCTGATGATAATGCACCTTATAATGTTACTCCATCTGCATCACCTGTTGAGATTGAGCGTTATGTTGTTGGTAATATCATCGGTTCACTGTACAGAATCTCCACTGACGGTGTAAAGATTCCTGATGATTACTATTCACCTACATACGGTGAGAACCTGTCTTCAACATACGGTGGTGTTGTACTCAGTGAAGGTAGTGCTGGATTCCTTGATGATGATACTATCGATGAGATTGTATTCAAGTATAAGTATGCAGCATTGCTTGTACAGGCATTCCGTGGTCAGATTGATCCGTCAATCAAGTCAACTGTCAGAACACCTGCAAAGTTCCTCTTTGATGCAGCATATAACACCGTTGTTGGTGCATCATTCCTCACACCTGTACAGCATTCAGTTTCTGACTGGATCAACGGTTCGGTTAACTTCAGTGATGATGAAAAGGATAGAATCCTTTATAATCCGGATATCATTGATGATCTTGAGCCTGAGGATATCGATGTTAAGCAGTCTATGTATGATCTTATGATCGAGCGTGTATACGACGGTATTCCCGAAGATAAGAGACCAATTGGTCCTGGTTCAGGATTCCAGGTACTCTTCGATGCTTGTATTACTGACGGCGAAGTTGCTGCTGCACTGGAGAAGTCTTTCGATACAAGATTCGACAATCCGAATGCATCATGGGATCTCGGTGGTATTACAACACCTGATGGTTACACATATACATTCGTAAAGCGTTCTGTTGATAACCTCATCAGACACTGTAAGAATGAAACAATCAACGTTCCATTTACTGGAAACTTCACAACAATCGCTCCTACAGAGTATGTATCGGTATTCCCAGATATCGATTCAAACAACTGGGAAGAGCGTGCACGTGTTTGGGGTCACTCTGCAAATATCTGGCTCCCAGATTCAAACGGATATCTCAAGCGTGCTACTCAGAGAACATTCTACAACGAAGAGACTTCTGACCTCGTTCAGGAATCCAATATGCGTACACTTTCACAGCTCTGCTATCTGTTGAAGAATAAGGTTGAAGAGTATCTCTACAGATATTCTGATGACTCAGTTCTTAAGACACTTAAGTCTGAGTGTGATACAATGTTCGCAAACTGGGTTGGTTCTCTTGTAGATGAACTCGATATTCAGTTCGAGCGTGGACTCAATACAGACGGCGGCGACATTGTAATTTGTCGTGTTAAGGTTGTATTCCGTGGTCTGATCCTCCGTGTTCCGATCATCGTTGATGTACAGCGCCGTAGATCATAAGAAAGGAGTGACACTTTATGCCGATTAGCTTACAAAGTGGCATCAGAGAATATACAGGTGATCTGTCCCAGTATACTGGTGTACTCGGTGGTCTCACACCTGACGTACATACACTTCGTTCTCTCAACCCGCTTACAAACAACAGACTGATTGCAGTAATGTATCGTGGACCTTACTTCCTGATGCATTACTTTGCTGGTGCAACTGGTAGTGCATTTACCAACAAGGAATTCGCTACATATAAGAAAGTAATCGAGTACTACAATCTTGGTATCACATGCCAGATCGGTGATTCGACACTTACACCGGCAACTCTCCAGGGTGGTTTCTCTGGTAGAACAATCAACTTCCCGACAACTCAGAGCGCAAACCAGAATCAGACATTGACAATCACAGTTCCCGAACTCGTTGGTCGTCCTATGGCTAATTTCCATAACATGTGGATTGATGGTATTGCTGACCCGATTACCGGTTTGACAACATACCATGGTCTGGTTGCAGGTTCTGTAGATAAACAGTCTCAGACACCTCAGCGTATATTCGCTCCTAACACAGGTGCGAATGCTTCTGCACTGGAACCATCTCCGGCATGGGAGGTTGCAGAATTCCTCATCATCGCACTGGACCGTTCTGGTGCTCGTGTTGATGGTGCAGTAATGGCTCTCGGTTGTGTTCCTCAGGCAAAGGTTGGTAATACAATCTTTAACTCAAACGCAACAGGTCAGTCACAGATTGAACAGCTCCAGCTTGTATTCAACTGCCAGTACGTTCAGTCTACATACGTAAATGACTTGGCTGCAAGATACGTTCGTCAGTTTGCCGTTTTCGGAAACAGCATGAACTTCAACCCTGGTGCTGGCGATGCATTCTTCAGCTCCACAAGCGACAGTGCATATGGCGATATCAACTCGGCTATGTTCAATGGCGGCAAACGTCCTTCACTGGATGCTGTTCAGAGTGGTCTTGGCAATGCTCCTGTATTCTCGTCCTCGTACGAAGGTATTCAGAGAGAAATGCCTGGTGAGAAAGTTATCGATACTTCTGATCACTCAAGAATCTATAACTCCGCAACTGAAACAACACCGATTAACAATCCTTATGTCACAAACACTGTATCAACAACCACAACTGTTGGACAGTAAAAAAATATATTGCGGGCGGGGATATCCCCGCCTGCTTTATATTTGTTATTAGTTTACCAATAAGAATACTTCGACGATATCGAATTTCTCATATACAAATTTTATCATCACATACGGATTATCTTCGTAATAGAAAGATTTGATATCGACTTTCAATAACTTCTTATCGGTTTTTGTAATGAGTTGTTTGGATACAACAATGCCTTTGTCTTTGTCAATGATTGTTGGTTGTTTTGCTTTGGCAACTGATGAACGATCATATGAATTAAAATCGGTATTATTATATCCGGTATTTACGAGTGCATCATTCTTAATAGTATCCAAAAGATTATTATCAAAATTCGATTCGATTAATTCTTTACGAAAATCATCATCTTTGATAATTACTTTGTATTTGAAGTTCTTTTTCGGAAGATGCGATAATATCGTTTCCGATGCTGATAATTGTTTTGCCATTGTTATTCCTCCACTCTATCTGTTAACCATGATGCAATATATTCCACATATCCTTCAATGGTTATTGCTTCGGCTTTGCCGCATAACCACATATACGATGCATTATGTAATGATTCGTATATGTAATCGTATAACATATCCGATTCTGATGGATAATCCTCTAACACATCATGTGCTTTATTTGAAAATGTTTTGATATGTGATTGCGCTTCTTCGGTACTGAGTTCACTGGATTCGAGTAAACAGTAATCCAATATCGCAGCATGTTTTAATTGTTCGATTAATCGATTAATGATATCAATGATTGGTATATCCGTTCGTAATATCGCATCACCAAACATTGATACTTCCGCTAACTTTTCACCAATATAATCAACCGCTTCACGTAATATGTTTTCGGTTGTATATATGATATAATCATCATAGTTAAAATTGGATCTGAATAATATCTTTCCAATTGTATCTGCTTCATTGATACTTTCTTTAATCGAATCAACTTGTTTAACGTTGACATCATATACTTTGATATTATGTTGACGGATAAACATTGATACATCTTCACGAGTTGTTGCATATACCGTGGTTGTTAACATCGTCTTTTTATTTTCAGATGATAAATATGGAACCACGATTTCGAATACGTCCATATATTAACACTCCTTTATGGCAATCTGAGTTAAGTATGATAGTAGTTTCAAATTCTCTGTGAATTCATCTCCATTTACTCGTCCAAATGGAATGTAACAATTATCGTTCAATTGATGCTGTAAATATTTGGATTGATAATCAGATAAATAATGGAATATACGATCATCATTATTCTCAATCATTTGGAATACTTTGAGTATATGTCGACATAATCCAATCGTATGAAGTTGGAGTAATTTATCCGTGATTCCTTTGTAAACAATCGAACCATCATCGTCATTATAAAACATCTCAATTGAATTATACCGAATATATGATGTCCAACGATGTTTGGATTTGAATTCAATATCATCGATAACCATTTTGAGTCGTTTCTTGGAATTGATGAATAATGCATCTGAATGTAATGATAAAACATTTTCATCCGTGAGTTTATTGGTTGAAATGAAATGTCGACGGATTTCTCGGAGCTTGGAATAATACTGTTCGGAGAAATGTGGATTATCCTTTTGGATATTACCAACACGAACAACACGATCTTTCTTGGATAACAGTTTCAGTTCATCGATTACATCATCCGGAAGATAATGGAATCTGTCGGCAATTTGCAGTGATGCTTCTCGGATATCACACTCGGTAATTTTACCATGGAATGCGTATGAAATGTCTGTGTTATAAGTTAATAATTTTTCGTAATCAATCATATGATTACCTCCTTTCAATTGAATAATATACATATAGAAAACAAAAAAGAAGCCCGTTGTTACACGGGCTGTTATATAAATTATTCTAGTTCATCGAGATGCACCACGTTTTTGCAGTTCTCGATATTTGCTTTTATTATTTCTTTCAGGAGTTCCATCACCTCCGCCTCTAGAGGCACGATAGGCGTGGGTTTGTTTATGACATAATACTTTTCCTTTTCCAGGAGATTGACCACGTCTGTGATAAGACCAGTCATGCTGGTCCATAGAGCGAAGAGTGTTTCATCTTCGTTGATAACGATGGTTGCCAACTCTTCATTCACTATGTAATGAGCCACGAGTCTGTGGTCACGTGAGAACACTATGTGTGACTTTCTGTAATCGACTGGGTCCTCATATACAGCAACCGTATTACCGTATTTATCAGTGCATCCGATCATAAGCTCTTCGGCTCTCATGAATACCGGGACAGAAAATGTCATTTCATCGATATTTGCGAGCATTTCAATTATTTTGATAATGTCCATAATCATTCTCCTTTCCGAGAATTAAATAATATTTTATACGTATACTGCCCGATATTATAATCCTCCCTCGGACAGGGGTCTTTAAACAATACTTGCCGGACACATTAGAGACTATCTTATTGAGGATTGATCAGTTTGTTTCAACCCTCTTAAGATAACCGGTGAAGAAATCTCTGAAGGCTGACATCTGCTGACGTACCAGCCAAGATAATCCAGCGTAATCAGACTTTGGATCAAAAATCTTGAATTCCTTCCCGTTGAAGAATGAGAGTTCCACCTTTCTCTCATGATCCACTGAGAAGCGGATAACTTTGAGTCCAGAAACTGCGTCGATTTTCCAATCAACGGTAATCTCACCGTTACCGTTGATATTCTGCTTGGGTGTGTCCCAAGCGTTTCTTGGGAAGATGTCTTCCCTGATAAGGGTGTCTAATCTCTTGATGATGCTGTTTGTTCCGTATATTGAGTTAGTGTCGATGATGAAATTTGTGTTTGCCATAATAATACCTCCTGGACCCAATGGGCTGACTGACCTACGTCACTTGCGCCAGTAATTAAGAATGAATAATATGATTGAAGAATGAATATATTTTATTCTTTCTTCATATTAATAATATATATATAGAATCTGAAAATGTTAGCAAACCAACTTTTAAAATCCCAACACGAAAGGAGTTTCCATATATGAGTAAAATAGTTGAGATTGTTGATCCGATTACAAATAAGAAAGGATATTACGATTTCGGAACAACGAATTTATCTTTTCTCGAAACTGCCCGAGAATTAAAAGATTTAGGAATTAAACGTTGGTATCAATGTTTGGAAGTTAAATACCCACAGTTCGGAGTTCAAGATCTTGATCCATATAGTGAAGAATTAACACCGGAACAAATCGGTTATCTTGTATTAGAAGCAAAAAATAATGTTTGGTTTTACATGAGACAAATTGCACGTGTACCCGCAAAGGGTGCACCAAAACCTTATCAATTCTATTTACATCGTGCGTCACATGCAACCATATGGTGTTATATACATTCAATCGATGTTGAATTATGTCAACCTCGTCAAACATATAAAACAACTACCGCAATATCATTAATGCAACATTCATTTATATATGATCAACATAATATCAACATTCCATTTTTACATATAAAAGATTCCGAAGCAGTACGTAATGCTGGCATGTTAAGAGACTATATTGAGGTTGGACCCAAATGGGCCAACCCATGGATCAATTGGCGTAAACTTCCTGGATTGAAATCATTGAAATACGAAGCTCATGGAACAACTATTGCCGTTAAAGCATCATCGGATTCTCCTGATAAAGCAAGAGACTTGCTTCGTGGTGATACAATCTATATTGCATTCATCGATGAGTGGGAATATATTCCTTATATAAATAACGTTGTCGAAGGTGCTGGTCCTGCGATGGTATCTGCGCGTACTATCGCACGTGAAAACAATGGTCGTACATGCATACTATATACATCAACCCCTGGTAATCCAGATACTGCTGCTGGAAAAGCCAGTAAACGTATGATTGATGCAACACCACGATTCTCAGAACGATTTTATGATTTATCGGATGATCAGTTAACTGATTTATTTGAAGGAACTGCTGGTTCGGAAAACGGTAATAATGGTGAACCGATCACTGCTGTATATATCGAATTTGATTATAAACAACTCCGAAAGAGTGAAGAATGGTTACGTGAACAATATGAACTCGCAGTTCGTACAGGTAAAATGGACGAGTATCGGTTAGGTATCTTATTACAAAGAACGAGAACTGGAGATCAAGTATTGTTTCGTCAAGAAGATATTGATTTTATCAATGATCATATGGTTAAGCATGATTATGAAGTGTTGTTGATTAATAAATACATTCTATACATATTCAAACATGAAGTTCATAATGTTGATTTAATGTCGGATTATCAATACTTCGATATCGATATTCCATATTTGATTGGTATTGATATCGCAGCCGGTACCGGTGGTGATAATACCGCAATCACAATTGTTCATCCATATACACTTCAAATCGTTGCAGAATGTAAATCTCCATACATGGGACCATTTGATTTAATGCGTGTAATCACCGAGCTTGCGAGAATGTTACCACGTGCATTATTCTGTCCTGAAGCAAATGGTGTCGGCAAACCAATAATGGACTTCTTCCAGGAAGGTAGTCTCATCGGACGTGTTTATCATGATCCCAGATTGGATATATCAAAGAATGCCACTATATTAGATCCATTACAAACATCATTACAAGAAAAAGCAATCGGTCGTCAATACATTGGAACAAATGTATCTCCGACGGTTCGTACTGAAATGATGACACTATTGAAAACATTGGTTCGTGATCATCGTGATAAAATCAATACTCCATTTTTAGTACAAGATTTGAATTCACTTACAATCTATAAGAATGGAAAGATTGCTGCTGAACCTGGAGCACATGATGACTGTGTTATGTCATATTTACATACAACATTTGTATTGTTCTATGGTAAGGATCTCCAAAGATTCGGTATTAATATCAAGATGTGTAAATTCGATTCTTCACAGAAAGCAATGAAAGAATATGAGATGAAACAAAAAGAAGATATTGTTAATAACATGATTCCATACGGTACAAATGGTCCGGAAGATCAAATACTTAAAGATATCGCAGCAGCAAATAAAATGAATGGTGTGATTGATGATATGGGTTACACACGTGAACAATATGCTGGTGTTACGTTAGACCCGGTTGATCCATATGCTGTAAAACGTCGTGCTGCAGATTTACAATTCTTTGTAGATGTAAATCAATTCTAAAAAAAAGAAGTTGGGGAGCGATATGCTCCCCCTTCATATTTAATTTTTGTCAGCGTTGTAGGATTGGACCAAAGCCGCTAGTTGAGCTTTGGTCCAGAATGCCTTACCACTGGAATCCCTACTGATATCCAGTGGCGGGATCATTTTCCCTGGTTGAAATTTTTCATTGCTTCTGCAACACCGACAGCTACCGCATCGGCTATCATTTTGCTCTGCGGATCTGGCTGCTTTGGAACTTCCGGAGTTGAAGCCTTGATGTAATTTGTGAAGTTCTTCATGAAATCGGACATGATCTCACCTTCACTCTTTGGCTTCTCGGGGAGGATTTTCTGTTTGTCTAACTCCGTGTGGAGCCAATCGCAATGCTGGTTTGCTTTAGCAGCATTCATCTCAGCTTCCTTTGCTGCGTTATATGCTGCAGCAGCTGTGTTTGCGGAACCTTCAAGTTCCTTGAGCTGTTTGCCGTGTTTGCCGAGAGTAACACCCTCAACAACGTTTGCCACGGTATTTGCGGCAGTGCCGCCAATCAGGATCCAATCTAATACGTCTAACATTTTTATCTCCTTCTTGTCTGAATGTCAACAGACTGGTTTATTCGAGTTGTCCTTCTCGTACTATGTTAAAGAATAATACATTTATCGAATTCCCCTCATATTTTATACATCATTTAAATGGGTTTCATAAACGTCATATATTCTTATAACATACAAATGATATATATGTGGAATATTAAAATTCTAGGAAATTATCGATATATCCCCCTCTCAGCATAGAAAAAATTACATATATAGAGGGGGATATCCCCCTCTATGATTATGTGTTTACTTTAAGAACTTCTCTTCGTCAAGTATACGGAACTTTTCGAAGAAATGCATGAATGCTTCACGTATATATGATTCATTCTTGAAATGGAATAAATCTGTACGATTCAACATATTATCGACAAATGTATTCATATCAACAGTTGCTTCTTCACAACCATTGTTATTTGCTTTCAACCAATTCTTATATTGAATATAGTATGAGTATATGACAAGTAATGTTCTGAGATATGAACCAGATATCTTAACAGAATGATTTCCAATCTCGAATGTTTCTTCTTTATCAACAGCATTAATTGAATTAACAGTGAAATCATTCTCCAATTTAATTCCAATTGCCTTCAGATACGCTTTGAAACAATCAAGTTGTGGGAACTGATTAACTGCACCTTCGGGAATACCAATATCATTCAGATGTGACATGAGTAATGAATTCTCTTCATACTGAGAACCACGATAATATGTTGTCATCTTACCAAACATTTCAACATCAACTACCTGAAGGAATCCGTACGTATCATACTCACCAAACTTGATTGCATTGTCAGAGTATTGTATTTTACGATTCTTATAGTTGGATGTTTTAATTGGTAAATCGTATAATGTAGTACGTCCAGTTGCAACTGCAGTCATATTCTTAGAAGCTTCCTGTTTAAGAACCCATGTATACTGATAACCAATTGCATGACGTTCACGTTTCTGTTCAATCCAACGATGACGGAGTTTGGTTTTGATTGTGTACTTATGGAAGATTGAACGTTCCCATTTTGCGGATGCTGCATTGGTTCCGTCTTCAGCAACTTCTTCCCATCTGTCATATGCTTCGATTGTTGCATCACGAACGTTTTCTGGTTGGAATGGTGGCATTAACATATATAATCCATTCTTGCGAATATCATCATATGTTGCTTGTGGATTATATTGATATTTACGTTTGATGCTATTTGCCCAATCGTGATTGAATAAACTCATGTAATCAATTACCAATTGAACGGCTTCATCACGCGAAAGATTATTCTTTGGATCAAGTATATAATTATGAATACATTCCATTTGAAATGTAATCGTTCCTTCATATAATGCAAATCCAATGATTCTATTGGTAGGAGCAAATCCATTTGCCAACATATCAACTGGTCTACCGAATTCATCCTTTGGCATACAACGATCTGGAAGTATTAATGATACAACGGATTTGTTTCCATAACGACCAGTAATCTTCTGACCTTTGCGTATCTTCTTTTTCTGGAGTATTTTAAATACGACCTGAATATACGGGAGCTTTTCTTTGGTACTCCATTTTGCTTGTGTCATCAGATACTTCTTGGCTTTATGATAAATATCAAGTAATTTAGTATCATCCTGATCAACATGATTGATTATTGTTGATACATACGAATATATTTCGGTATACCAATTCATTACGCAATTATGATAATATGCAAGCTGTTTATCCTGAAGATCGGGACAATTGCTATAGATATCAATATCAGTAATGATTCCATTGGTATAATAATTGACATCATTGATATGTGGAATCATTGCTTCGGATTTACTGGATAACGCGGAGATTTCTCTTAATGAACATAAAATACCTGACTGGATTTCTTCACCAATATCTGGAAATGCTTTATAATTCTCTAAGGTTCCGTAATTATTCAGCATGAACATTTTCTCACTGATATCAACGGTTACTTTATCAACCATTGAATATTCTAACTTCTTACATGCTGATTCGGATAATATAATTGCATCCTCGGTTAGATCATGTAATGTTGTATATAATATTCGTAAATTTGCTCCTGCGCAGTAATGATTGTTTTCATCATATGATGTGGTTTTTGATATAACCGTACCCTTCGGAATGGTATCTGATACATCGTAATTGTTTTTAATCATATCGATGTTTTGGAATCCGTATTTCTCAACATTCCAATGAACCGCTTCTGCTAAATGACAAACATATTTATTGGTAACTGTATCTCGGAAAATATACAGTACCGATGAATATGGTGTGTTTGGAAATTTAACGAATTTACGTTCTAACACGAGATTATTCTTTGCGGTTACAAAGAATGATGAACGTTTGCCGTATGCATCTTCTGCACCGGTGAATATACGTGGAAATTCTCCGTGGTCTAGAACGACACGTTGAGAAGCATGCTTGGAAAACATCAAACTACGAACCGGTGATATTTTACCCGGAAAACCTAAACCGGATACACCACATAAACTGTACTTGTTGACAGACTCCATTTTCATTCTGATATCAGAGCTTTTGTTCATAACACGGCGAACCGTATCACGACGTTTAATATCAGCATGATTAAGTTGTTTTGGTTTTAACATTATTAATCCTCCTTCTGACATAAGTGTACAAAGCAGTTGTCTCGTTGTACAAAATAATGATATAAATATAGCGGGGGAATATTCCCCCGCATTAATTATTTATTCATGTATTCAGAAATCATTCGTACGAAATCCACACATGGTGAAAGTTTATCTATCTTAGATTTACTGAGTTCAACTGAAGCAAATGATATTGCACCATATATTCCGAGTATAATATAGATATCGGTTTTTACCGTTAAATTAGTTGCCAATGATATCATTAACTTTTGAAGATCAAATGTTTTGATGTCGAACTTGGATAACAATTCTTCATTGTTAAATGTTCGACATACGATTGACATTTCATAATTACATATAATATCACGGCATTTCATTTCATACTTTTCGATATTCTCACGTCGTGATACCATGTAATTCTTCAATGTTTTCTCATTAACCAATTCAACGGTATATTCAATCAGTGGTGTGAGATTGGAATATGCTTGGAAACGTAATGCATTAACTTGCTCCCAATACTTGGTTACCAGATAATGTAAATATACATCATCCACGAGATCTTTCAATGAAACTTCTTCATTGGCAAATTTAGCTGCTAAATCGCTGCCGGGTAATAATGTATCGCGCATTACATCAGCATCAATCTTTTCAACAATTGCTTTTGCCTCTTCAGTTTCATAATTCAAATAGAACGAACGATCGTTTTCAAAACCATCCGTATCGACATCAGAATATGGTACGATTGATTCAATTGGATCACTGTTGAGTTCAATTGCAGATAATGCATTACGGAAACATGTATTGTATGTTTCTTGATCCATGTGTCGATAACCATTTCCAATGAGCTGAATATTCAGCAGGTATATATTCATTCTATTTACAAAATAACGATGATTGTTGAATATCTGATTGAAATCAACAATCTTACTTCTATTGATATTAAACATATTTATTTACATCCTTATCGTTTGATTCTTTTTGTGCATAATAATCTTCACGGATTGAGTCGTAGTTGTTAGCCACGTATCTCAATCCGTTATTATTTATTATGATGAAAATGAAATCATTTAAAGTTGCATACATAGTAATCACCTCGATGATGATCACATGCCGTCTTCTAATGCTTCTGCTAAAGTATCAGCATCGATACTTGGTGTTGATTCGTTTTCTTGTTCCTTTCGTTGTGCCTCTAATTGCTCAATTCGTAAGTCTCGTAGGCGATGTACGAATGGTAGTGGCATTTCCATAAGTACTCCTATTGGAATAATATTCTTCAATAGTTGAGCATAGTTTATCAACTCTATTCCATGTCTGTCAAGTTGATATCTATATTGTTCAGCCGTTGAGATAATTGGGAAAGCAGTGTCTCTGAGATATCATTTATCGGAATACGTTTGCTGTGACGACCACACTTCGGACAAGTGATATCTTCCAGATAGAATGCAAAGCAATCATTCTTCTCGGCAACAACCTGAGTCAGCTTAATCAATACACCAGAATCAGTATTGTCTAATGCTGTAGTAATTACTTCTTCGATACGCTCCCATTTATCGAAACGATAATCTTTACCATCTTTATGAATGATTACGGCTGAGATTGAAAGTGCCATTGATAATAACAGCTGGAATTCAACCATGTCTTCGTTCTGAAGTTCACGTGTATTTTCACCGAAGTTATGACCGGGACGATAACGCTGATACAAATTGTTGATAATCGGGAGTTTGTAATAAATGTAATCATATACAGAAGGATCTTCAAGTTCCACAGTTACACGTTTGCTAGGGAGTGTATAAAGCTTTCTTGTATTGGATTTATCATTCCATAACTTTATTGCCTCCGGACCAACTGAAGCATCGTGTACAGCCTTGTAGTATTTCGGCAGTAATGATTCATCAAAGTGTATAATCTTTGAAGGCGCATATTTGTATGTGTTATCCTCGCCACAATCCGGATTACCACATGTGATTACGATATCTTCTTCAGGGTCAGCAGTTGCAACCAACAATGACCACATAAGAAGTTCTCTGTCTGCATACTTGGTTTTCTTCAAGAAATCATTGAAATCTGAAAAAGCTCCAATTGATACATTCTTCATATGTTTATAAATGATACTCCATTTACGAAGTTCATTATCAGCCATATTACCGCTGGACGGAGATGATGTAAGTTTTACGAAATCAAACCAGTTGATTGCTCCTTCTGAACATCTATATGCAGAACGTGGTAATGTTACAGGCTGATCATTTATACCTGTATCATACTGAGTAATTACGCCGGGTTCATCAGAATTGTTTACAATTACAGCTTTCTCCATCTCAAGAGTTGTTACTTCTTTTACGAGTACATCGATTTCTTTTATATTATCGATATTAGCTGTAATTGATTCGTCAACATTGATTGTTACCGGTGTATTCGGCTGTACATCAACATTGATCTGAAGAGGAGCTGATGTTGGTATTGATGATGTGGTATCATTAGCAACCGGCTGATTTGCTGTGGAACCAATTGAACCCTTTTCTGCAATTTCTTCTTTTGCAGTTTTACCATTCGGAAGAATCCAGTTTGACAGTATCAGATCTTCGAATTCAGGTGTAATCTTTTCACCGGAATTGTGATATATATCAATGAGGTCACCCATGATATGCATCTTCTGAACAACTCCGCCACCGGGTAACTTTCTTACATCCGGAATTTCGCCAGATATGATATGATGTTTAGCAACAACTCTGTTGACCATTTGTGCGACAACCGCGAGCTTCTCCGATTGAAATCCAATCGCTTCACGATTATACTGTTCATCTTTCTCATCAGGAGCCTGGAATGCATTCGGGATATTCTGCTTTTCTGCCTGAGCATATAATGCTTCACGTTCCTTCTGACGTGCATCCTCTTCGGCTTTGATCTCATCCTCTAAATCATTGTCACCATAATCGATATCGTACGATGGATCGAGCTGATCCGTATCTGGTTCAGTTGAGATTGTGGGTTCTGGAATTGGTGTTTCTTTGAAATCATTGGTTTCTGGTGTTTTGATGTCGTCTGCTACTGCATGTCTACGGAGCAGCTCATCGAGCTTGTCATTAGCCATAATATAATCACCGTTCTTTCTTAAGAATAAAAATTGTCTACTTCTGTAGATATACTATAGTAGTATATCTAATTACAATTTCAGTATTCATCTGGATATAATTATATCGAGAATATTAAGATTCCATATATATATTATTAATATGAAGAAAGAATAAAATATATTCGATCTTCACTCAAATATTATTCATTTCAGGGCGCAAGTGATCTCGTCAATCAGCCTGCAAATTATGTATGCAGGTCCCAGAGGTATTATTATGAAAACAACATTTAAACTTGATTCACTCGCATTCACAATTGATGACCAGCCTGTAGAGCTCAAAGGACTGGAAATCACATCAGAGGCTTCAGCCCAAGAGATTGCCACAAGCGGTGGCAATTTCAACAGCCTTGTTGAAATCATCGGCAACATAGCCGAGAGATTCAACAACAATAAGCCGGAAATCGAGGTTAAGGTTAAGGAAGAGCCTGTAGAGGTTAAGCCCGAACCCATTACAGATTTCTGTGAGATCAAAGTCAAGGAAAAGACTAAAAAACCTGAACTCCCAACTTCCAGTTGGAGTGGTGGTCAGCCGAAATTCAATCTCACAAAGGCATGGAGAGCAATACCCGTGCCTAAGAGTATGAAGCAGACAGATGTAGATCAGTATCGCTGGGAAGGAGAAAAGGGTCTTCTTGGTGACTCTGTTTCCGTTAATGGAGCCACATACGGTGTCGTATACATTCATGTATACGGCATGAAGCAGAGATGCTTCATTACCGTAAGAAGCGGAAACGCGAAGTTCGAGGACGACATTCGTCCTGAGGACTTCGAGGAATTCCTCAGCACAATCAATATCCCTGAAGATGTCAAGGAATATATCAGAAAAGTGGTGGAGCTTTAATGGTTCCACGCTTAATACACTTCCTGGCAAAAGCATTGCTGGGACTGATATAATCTAAAAACACCCATCTCAACGCGGGTGTATAATAATAGCGTTAATGTCCAGGCGGTATTCATCAAAGACCCGTGCCCGAGGGAGGATTATAATATCGGGCATTAAAATTAAACATAATTCCGAAAGGAGGAATGATTTATGATAAAAAGTAATAACAATGTTTGGTATAATCTAAACCGCGAATATTGTTTCAGTACTACTGAAAATCAATATCGTATTTTTACAAATATAAATAATGCCATATATGATATATGGTTGAACGGACGTAGTATCAAGAATGATGGTATCAATCTTGAAAATGAAGGAAACACGATTTTCAATACCGCAAACATATATGCGGTATACGGGATGAATTTTGAATGGGACCCAACTGAACTTGAGAGAGTTCGGGAATTACAGAAAAAGCGCTCATAACGAGCGCTTCCTTTTTTGCTATTTTTTTTGAAATTCTACATATATATTATTCTTATGGATAGATATGAGAGTATCTATTACATTATAATTTAAAGGAGCATGATTATATGGATATCATGAACAACATTAACTCAATCATTTCTAACGTAAAGGAAATCACAAACAACGCCAAGGATGCAGTGAACCCGAAGCAGACCCAGTCGAAAGCACAGCCCTCACAGACAAAGACCCCTACATCACAGCCGACACCGAAGCACCCGCTCGAAATCCGCCAGGAGATTGAGGTTGCCATCTACAGAGCAATCGCTATGATCGAGGGTACAGACGAAATAAAGGTGTGGACGAATGACAGCAATGATCTTAATTTCAGATTCCGTTGGCATGATACGCTTATCAACGGCGTTGATAACCACGGCGTCGTTAGCCTGAGAACAGGTGACAACAAGAAGATCGGTCAGTTCTTTCGATCGATAAATAGTGGTAATCCGAATATCGAGAATCTCATGGGTAAGAAGTGGAGTCATTACATAATGACAAAACTCATTTCTAATTTAATGACATTCGACCATGTTATAAATTTCCCGGGTAAAGTTATCATTGATGACTGGATGATGAAATCGGATAGAAACAAAATTATACTCACGAACGAGAATATTGTCAATGAAGAAACTATACTCCTGTGTTACGACTCAATGGGTCGTATCGGATTCGACAGTGATCCGAATTATGCAGGTTTGATCGAATTCATTAACAAGAATTTCGCCAAGTAATGTGTCCAAACGATTTAAGAATGCTCCCATTACGGGAGCATTCTTTTTTGTTTATTTAACATTTTATATCGGGTAATTTTTTCAACTCCGGATGTACTCCAGGAATATAACTCAATACCATTCTTCGATTACGTCCCCAATGTTCAAACGAACGTGCATATTTGACAATATCACGAATGTCAAAATACCAACATTCTTTTCCACGGTCACGCAAACGAACAACGATTTGTTCTGTTATAATCAATGATGCTGCTTGATCAAAATTAACCACACAACCAAGATTCTTAAAGTCAACTCCCGTTCCCGCAGATGCGGATGTTGATAATATGTAATCACATTCCATTGATTGTACACGATCGCGCATTGGGATCTTTCCGTTTATAACACCAATCTTTGCACCATCAAAGAACGGATCACGTTTCATTATTCTAACCACGGTATCAATGATTTCCAACATCGGTAACAGTATCAATATTCGTCCATCGTATGTTTCGGTATTTTTTGCAATCTTAATCATTCTGATTACATTACTCAGAAATGGTCTTCCGTCTTGGTAGTGCATCAACATATTATAGTATGATGCTTTTATCAATCCTTTTGTGCCGAATCTAAGATAATCTTCACATAACTTTCTTGATGGATAATAATGAATATCCTGAAGATAAATGTTAATATATTCTTTTTGGTATTCTTCATATGACGCATTACCAACGAATCGTTCTGCATCAAGATACATACGATTCAGAATATCATCTTCTTCCATACTACTACGACCGAGAGTTGCAGACAAATACCAATTGTGTTTGATATTACATATAGCATCAAATCTCATAATTGCTTTGAGTGCTAAGTGAGCTTCATCGATAACTTTGATACCGTAACGAGCATCCTCAATGGATTTCATAAGAGCTTTCCAATCTTTACGAAGCTCATTACCAAGTGAAGCAATCGTAACAATTGTCATCTTTTTATTTTTTCCATCATGAATATTGGTTGCAATGTCTTTGCGTTCAATACCGAAGTTCTCAAAGTTCTCAATCCATTGATTCTTGAGGTTTGCTGTAGGTGTAATGATGAGTGGCTTCAGATGAAGCTGTTGAATTGCATATGACGACATGAAAGTCTTTCCTGAAGCACCCTTCGCCTCAACTGCTAATTTCGGTTTTGTACATTTCACCATTGCACCAATACAATCTTCTTGGAATCTTGATCGTGGTTTCATGTTCTTGATATCGAGTTCGAATGATACAGGTGTCAATGTCTCAATTGTTTTATATCCTTTCAGCATCTTCTGAAGAGCTTCGTCTTTAATACCAAGAATACCAGATGTGATATAAATAGTATCGTGATCACCGAACAATGGTAACTTGGAATCATTACCGGTGTAAATAAAGAATTCACGTGTTGGATTATTCAACGAAAAATACCTCAATATCTTCCGTTTCATTTCATCAGTTGGATCATGTATGATTACACCTGTCGTAGTCTTTTCTATCTTCATACATTATCACCTTACATTTCTTCTTCGTCTTGTGCTATAAGATTCTCAGCTTTATTGGTTTCTGCGAGTTTCAATTTACCCGCATTTTCACGTGCTTTGTTTGCGAGTTCCTCATAATGGTCAATGTCAATCTGTGGAATCATATCCGCTAACATAAGCTTTCTGAATTCACGAACAACATCGGAATATCCTTCACTGTTTTGAGGAGCTTTTGCTTCTTCAGCTGTGAGGAATGTTTTGACATTCATTTCAGCAACTGCATCAAAGTTCTGTATCATTTCAGTAGTAACACCAAGTTGTTTTGCCATCGGCATTCTTAATACATAACGCATTGTTGCAATAACTTCATCAGGAATATCAGTTTCCCATTTCATTATTATACGATATAACTTGGTATTATCTTTGTTGAAATCAATCTTATACGAAGATATCATCGTATTGAAACGTGTATTCGCCAACTCAGTTTCTTTTGCAAATTCGATTTCCGATTGTCCGCCGGTTTGTACCATTAACGATGGAACCGGTGTTGAATTGATTGATTCATTCTTCAATTGTTCAAGTAATTCATTACTGATTGGCGCTTCAGATGGTTGTATCGTATCAAATGTAATTGGTGCTTTATCACCAGCACCCATAGGCATTATAAGTTCAGAACCACCAGATACTTTATACATCGACGAACGATAATTGAATATATCATTCGCCGTAATACGACGTGCTGCAAACTTACGGATTGTTTGCTGGACGAATTGTCTGTAATCATTATCAATTCCAGACATATGGAGATAATACACTCTAACAGCAGAGTTATTAATCTGGAATAATAACGAATACAGTTTAAGGAACATGTACATTCTTGCAGTAACCAATCCTGGCTCCAACATCGAATGTCCTTTGTTCATACCATCTTTGTTAATAGTAAACTGGACGACATGCTCTGCAGGAATAAAAACAAATCGTAACATGGCTTCGTTGAATTTGTGTCCCATCAGTATGGAGACGATTTGTTTATGAAGAGATGTATTGTTACGCATGAATTTCAGATTGAAGTTATTGATGATTTTGGTGGCTAATTTTTCACATAACATTTGATCAGGAGCAAATGTATCATAACCAACTGATGGTGAACGTAACGTATATCCTGAAAGTCCGGAGTTCTTACGCTGTCCAGCTTGTTCAGCTTTGGTCATATCTGCAATGTAATAATAACCGATTATTTCACGATCAATACGAATTGGAATGAGTTTCGTTGATGGAAGTATACGGAGATAGATACCTTTGATATTCTGGAATTCATTGAGTATACCATCGTTGTTATCATCCTTAGTATTGACTTCGGTGAATATATCTGATTCCTGAACGAATGGTGAATGCTGTGGAGATGCTTTCATATGTGCCGCATATGCTGCTTCTATTTCGTATGGTTCTTCATCAATTACGGGTAATGCAACATCTTGTTCGATGTAAGTGATATTCTCTGCCATAAATGCAATATCCTCATCGAGTTTATCCGACATCTGTTTCTGATTGGTGAATTGTGTATCATGATACCAAGGATAACATTCAATGATTTCTGATTCGGTGAATACAGAATCAGATTTTTTATCAGCGTGATGTTCATTGATGATTGCATCTTTTAATGAAACTTCAAATGTTTCACTGTAACCATATCCGTTGGTATTAGTTTGAAGCTGGAACATATTCGACATTGTATTTCCGGATAATTTACCAAACTTCTTTTTGGATGCGTTGGTTTTGAATTTATATAAATCCTGGAATACTTTTGCATATGGAACGACATACAAATATCCTTCACCATATTGAAGTGTATTGAAGATACAATGGTTCTTGATAATAGAATCAAGATCTAATCTTTCTTCAACCTCATTGATTTTTTCCATAATGGATTCGATTTCTGGTTCTTTCATATTGGTACGATCGAATGTTATGTTACGTGCCATTCTACCTGTAACAACATCAGATTCACATATTGCATCACGTGTAATTTGTAATGCTGTAAACCATTCTGGTATTTGTGATATTACCAGATCGAGATCTTGACGTAATGCAATATCTGCAATTGTATTTACCGGTAAGAATGCAGCGTCCTGAAGTTGTTGTGGTATTGAATCCATATCAATGGTTTGTGATTTATCATCCCATTTAATTTGTGCAACCTTGGTGACGAAACTGTTGTTGGTTGACAAATTATATTGTTTAAATATTTTGGTTATTGTATCCTGGATTTCTTCTTTGGATACTTTTTGATATTCTTTTGACGACGCTGGTGGTGTACCTACGATGTCATGCATCAATCCATCAATGATGAATTGCTGTTTGTTTTCCGCCATTGATAACACCTTCCTTTCTTATAAACTGATCGGTTGTAAACGTTGTGTGTCATCATTTACAATATTCCGATTCATTTCTTTATTGATTGATTCGTTAAATAAATTTGCGAATCTTAAGTATGGTACTGTGAGATTTCTGCTTTTATCCAGCAGATTTGTTTGGCAATCTGGACCCATTACAATATATGGTGAACCCGTAAACATACCTGCTGCACCAATGTATTTATTATCATCATATTCTGATAATAAGAATGGTAATGAATCCATTGCCGTTTTGGTAAGTTGTCCGGTTTTACCAACAATTCCTGCATTATAATTAAACTCCAATAATGATTTATTAACATTCTCAAGTTTATACATATAACGGAATTGTGCATTTGTTTTAACACCAACCAATGGAGAATTGGTCGCATTGGATAATTGCGGTGTTGCTGATATTGGATAAATTCCATAATACTTACACCAATACAATATCTTTGTACCAGCTTCATTTGTTACAATATCAAACAATGTTGCTGCATAATCGATTGCACGATCATACGGATGTAATACCTTATTTGCACCAACAACAACACCTGCATCATAGAAATGATTTTCATACATATATCCATTGAATGATGGTGCGAATATACCTTTATGAACTTTATCCATATATATCATCCATAAACGTAATTGTTCATAACATTCAAGATTCTTTGTTTCATTGAATGTAACATCGAATGTGCCACCAACTTTTGATGAAACGAAACCTGCTGGATTTACTGAGAAACCTCCGTATGATTTACCAACATTTTCAACAATTGTCATTTGTGTTCCGGTTGAATTAAATCCATCAGATCGATTTGATAACAAATAATTCCAATTCGTTAATAATCCATCCGTTGCACCTTGCTCATCTTCAAATGAACCCGTAATATAGAACGGTGCTAACTGTTGAACGATATGTGGGAGTCGTGTATATGTGGAAGAAAACTCTTCGTCATTTGCGGTTTGTGAACATAAACGAATTCCACCATCATTACACATAACATAACATTCCGGACGTGTGAAAAATAAATGGCGGAATCCCTTCCGCCACTCTACATCTGCAACCGGTATTTTTGTTCTATTATATGTAAACATAATCGATCTGTGTGCAATCTGCGGGTCAGATCGAGTAAATGGTTGTAATGGTGATGTTTTACCATCGTGATTACGTTCATGGTATGTTTCTAATGATGTTTCCAGTATATCCTGTTTAACCGGATCATTCAATGGATTGATATTGGTTGTTGCTCCCGAGAATACTGGAATATCCAACGTTTGACCATTGTCCGCGGTGTATTCGTATGTAACTGGAATATTTGCTAAATCCGGATCTCCGACATCGCGAGTAAAATGTTTTGCAGCATCATCGATATAATATTCTGTCGTACCATTTTTCCAAGGTTCGGTTTCTCGTAATGTATGGTCACCTTTGGTCAATGGACGTGTTTCATGCATTGCATACGGTTCTCCATTGGTTTGTGGATATCCAGTAAATTTACTACGCGTTGGTTGTAATATTCGGTCCGTGTCTTTCCATTCATTATCTGCCATATTAATCACCACCTAAAATGAAATAGTATTGATTAAACGATACCTGTCATAATCGACAGTATCTTCTTGGATTGAAGCTGAATAATCTTATTCAAACCATATCCAGTCATGTTAGTTTTGTATGCTGAAGAGGTCAGTAACAGGAATAAGTATGAAATATTCTCAATACTGAATATGAGCGGAGCACCACATACAGTTGTGAAATATGACATATACATTGACGGAAGATCTTTATAACGTACAGAATTAATCTTTACAATCTTTGAAATCAAATCCATGAAACGATGATCTTGTACTGTTTTTGCATCTTCTATAATTGCTGCAGCAACTTTGTTATCAATCTTATCATCCATGATTTTACCAAATGGAATTGATGTTACATCTATTTCATTTACATCACGGAATAACATATAGAAGTATGTAATGAAATATAAGATTGCCTTATTCAGGTTATCACCTTTCATGTATATTTTCTGTTGCAGTGGTGCAGAAACCATTGTAACATAAATCTTACACAAAGTTAACATCAGCTGTGAATTCATTATGATAGAATTCGGTTTTCTGGTTAAACATAACGCAATATACGATGCTTCCAATACTGCCATAAGTTTCGGTGTTTCTTGCGGTGATGTGATAACGTCAAGGAATGTATTTGCAAATATAAATGCTTTATACACACTATCATGACCGACAACCATGTACGGTAAACATGTTGGAATCTTTGATGTTTCTTTGTTATCAATAATGATGATATCACCTTTGGTATATGCGTCGATTGCTTTCTTGCAAATTGCATCACCATTGAGCTTCATTATGGCAATGACTTCTTCAATCTTCTCTGGTGGAACTGTATATGATTTTGCGTGTTTGAGTTCTTCACGAACGGAGTTTGAAATATCGGAGGTTTCATTGAATTTCTCATACAATGAAGTCTGAGATAATTTTGGTAATGCGGTTTCCTGTATAATCTGAATCATAAAATTCACTTCTTTCTTATTATTATAACGCTTTATAAGCGAGATTACAATTTTGTCTGGGGGTCTAATTATGGTTAAATATACTTCATTATACGAATTTACTATATCAATTTATAATGGTATTGAAGATACTATTATATTATCAAATGATGATGTTGTATCAATATCAATCATAAATGATTACGATCATGCATTCTTTCCAATAATACGTTTACGATTATACATTGATTTACCAAAATTGGCATATATCAATGAAGATCCAAATAATTTGTTGGTTGGATTTGCATGCAATGGTTCAATCAACAAAATCAATGAATCTGAAAATGGTACAACATATACAAAAATAAGATCATTTACCAGTATGGAGAATTATTCATCCGGATTATATGGATATGTTGAAACAAAAAACAATCCGTATTCGAAATATGACAATTATCAAATGGGTGAAAAACGTGATGATTCATTGAATACTAATAACAAAGTTCCATTAACGATTTATTGTTATGATAAAAATTTAATACGTGCAACAAAACAACGTGTGAATTCAATATATACAAATACATCATTATATTCTGCTGTAACAAGCATGTTCTTGCAATGTGGGATAAACCACAGTCACATTGAACCATTTGACAATAATGAAATATATGATCAGATATTAATACCGAATATGTCGTTGATTGATGCAGTAACATATCTTGATACATATTATGGTTTATATGAAAATGGTGCTTCATTATATTCAACTGCCTTTGGTTATCTGATATTATCCAGACCAATACGAGAAACCTTGATGAGTGGGTTCCCAGTACGAGTTTCATCATATAAAGCAGGCAATTCATTCTCTGGTATATATGATCCATTTAATGGAATGACGTATCAAACACCAGATATATCAGTTGTTGTCAAAAGTCAAACTGATCTTGAACAAACTGTCAATGGTCAAATATTCGCATCAATGAATGTTTCGGATTTTGAATCAGTGTCAACATATTTGGAAGAAACATTCAAAGATTCGGATATGACAAATATTGAAGTTCCATATATTATCCATAAATCAAAAAATCAATTTATACCATCAATGTATAAGGCACGTGTTAATGAACGTAATACACGAATTGATTTATCATTAAATGGATACGTATTATCCGATTTAGAACCACAACCTTTTTCATTTGTATTTGATAATCAGATTCGTGGTATTGATATTGATCGGCTTTACCGACCAATGTATGCAACACATACATTCACCAATATCGGTTCCGGTTTATTTGATATTCAATCCACATTCCAATTATGTTAAATAAACAAGAAAAATACACCCGGGTTTCCCCGGGTGTATAATTCCATATATTACTTTCTGATTGAAGTAAATGTGTTGTTGTAGATGTCTGCGTACTTGGAATTGTACTCCTTGCCAAGCGCATCCATTGTGTTATCAACGTTCTGCTTATTCTGAATACGCTCGTTGATTTCCTGCATGAGCTGAGCCACATCAGGAAGCACGCTCTTTACAGATATAAGTGATGCTGTCGACGGACCATCCATACCATATATCAAACCGAATAACAATGCCTGATTGACAACTTCCAACGCATTGGCAATTGTATCTACTGCATTCTTATCGAACTTGGTATTGATCTTACGACCACACGCATCACAATACAGACAACCGTCTTCACGCTTGGTTACTGCAAGCTGGGGTACACCTGTCGAATCGAGAATTATATGACAACAACTACGCTTTGCATTACGAACCCAATCTGGTTCTGTCTTTGGTTTAACGACATATGATCTCTGGAGATAATCCACTCTTGTCATATCATATATGATAGGTCTGAGAACTTCCAGAACACCTGCTGATAATTTCAGCTGCTCACCTGTATTTTCCATAATCGTACTCCTCCTTATGATTTGAATTGTCTGACAACTTCATGAAGATTTGGATATGTTGCTTTTGATGCGTCTGTTACACATATCAGATATTCATTACAGTTAGGGTTGAAATTGTTATATGTTGACACGAGGAATCTATAACACATCGTCATATCCAATATATTGAGTTTACTGAATACGAAGTTTGTTAATGAATCCACGAATGTCTTCTGGGTAGCAGAGAGCTTCGGATAATCTGCTTTCTTCATCAACAATGCTGCTTTGATGATATTCTCGGGATCCTTATAGATCTTGAAGATATCTGCTGTAATCTCACCCTTGAAGTTCATCAATTCTCTCAATGTACTTTCATTGTTGATTGAGATTGCTGCAGCAACAGCAAGACGATCTGTATCAGCTGATAAACCTGGACATATTCTGGAAACATCTTCAATGATATCACCAAGCAGAATATTTGCTGCGTCTTTAAGATGCTGAATATCTGCAGCGAGTTTCTTATAATGAGCAGCTTCTTCTTCAGGTTTGAGTTTACCCTCTGGCTTATGTTTTGTGAAGTATCTGTCTGCAACCGTTACGAATAACGCACCGATTACGTGACAATCATCGATGAATCCTTCTGAACGAAGTTTCTGCATTACGATGTTAACGAATGCCGCATCCATACAATGATTCTCAATACTTCTAATGAGACCCTTTGCCTTGTCATCGTTCTCTGGATGATCATCCTGCAACAGATATGCTGCAATTCTGGGGAGACGATTGGCGATGTCCGAATACAGCTGGTCGCGACCCACCTGTGTTAAGACAAGCTTTTCCTCTGGTGTTCTCGGATATGGAGCTTCCATTCTTCTGAGATAAGACTCAATCGAATCGAGGCAAACGATATCCGAATCTACTAATCTTACCATGATAAGTTTTTACTGACTATACCAAATTGGAGTTATTCGGTTTTCTCACTGTCGACATGAGAATGATGATACTAATCCGTCAGTATATCCTCCTTTGATTTTTTAATCGACAATCCAAATTAGTATCATATTCTGGTATACACATGTCCATGTATACCAGAATAATTATATGTATATGTCAAGTTCGAAAAGTAGGTAGGGCTACTATCGAACGAATTTTATTTGAATGATACTTCTTCGTTATCCTTTTTAGTGGATTTAAAATCATTGAACTTGACATGACGACGTTTCATGAATGATGGACGCTCCATTTTTGCGAGACCATCACCAATACCAGCAGTCTCAGTATATTCAGTATTGATCGTTTTGAAATCAACCGGAGGAAGACCTGCTACTATAAGTGTCACATCAACCTTACCATTATTATCGTTGATTACGATATTCTTATAACGATCGGAACAATGTGTGAGTTTCGGAAGTATATCATTCTCAATGATTTTTGAATCCTCACCAGCATTGATTGATTTCATACCAAATGCAGCAACACCATAACCAACATTGGATGGATCCCATGCTGGCTGATATGATGAAACTAATTCTTTCATAAGCTTCTTACGTACTTCATCAACCGTGTCACCAGATACAGATACAGCAATGATTCTGCCTTTGACCATCAGAATATTATTGAGATCGGATGCATCAATTGAATCATTATCTGTATGCTCATATTTATTGCCTAAAAGGAGATCGATTGATTCAACGATTTCTTTATTGATCTTTTCATAATCTGATGAATTCGGATTACGGAATATCACATATGATTCAATTCCTGCTTTATCCAATTCAAGCATCAGTTCATTTGTATTATAGTGGTATGCATCAGGATCTTCCATATTCGGGCATACGATGATTGGTATAACTTTTGTGTCTTCATTACGACGAGACAGTTCTTCACATAACGATGGGCATGAACCAGAGCCTGTACCACCTGCAGCAGATGAAATCACAAAGATTGTATCTGTTGTCTCACATGCTTTGTACATCTCATCGAGTTTACCTTCCTTCTGATTCCACAAGAACATTGCACGTCCACGTTCACGGTCACGTCCAGAACCAACATTATCATCCGCAATGATTGGAATGTATGTAATCTTATTGATGTCATCAAGTGACACATGTTTTGTCTGGGAGTCAATTGCAAACAACTTAACATTGTTGACACCCTTCTTAGCTAAGTCACGTACGATTACAGAACCAGTATTTCCTAAACCTATAACTATCTTATTCATTTTAACATTTTCCTTTCATAAATAGATTAATAGTAGCACCGTTCGAGACGGTGCTACTTATTCGTTTCAATTACTTCTTGTCATCACACTTAATGTGATATTTGATATCTGCCAATGGTGTTAATACAACTACTCCACCATCTGCAATATCAATCTGGAATACATTATACATATTCACAGTCTGTTTAGTACGACGTGCAACCCCTAAACCTGCGGCATATGTTGCAGCCATCATTGGAATGATTGCGTTTGATACACAAAGATCGATACCATAATCATCAAGCAGAATCTTGAATACCTCAGTTTCAATCTTAGTAATTGTCTCAGTGAGATTCTCAGTTCTCCAACGCTCATATGATTCAATCATATCGGAATTACTCTTGATACCAATTGAGTCGTTGTGTTTAACCGGTTTGAATATCGGGTCATCGACATGTATCAATTGTGGAACGATATTACGTGCTTTATCGGATTCGGATAAATCGGTGATATATTCCAATTTAACACCGGCGATTGTTATTGCAAATTCCGGTGTTGGTTGATCATGTGCGAAACGCGTTACAGCCTCCCAACCAAACATGAATGCGAGCGGGAATGCTTCCGGAATACGAACAGTGATTCCGAATTCTGCTTCAAATACACCCTTCGCAATCTCAGGGATTTCATTCATGAGGATATTATCACCCTCATATGGTTGCATTGTGATTGCACGAGCACGCGCTTTCTCAGCCATCATTTCCTGAATTGTTTTTGACATTTCCATTTGATATTACCTCTTTCTGAAAGATATTTATAACGAACAGTCCCTGACTGTCATTACATTTAAATCATATAAATATGTGGATATAAAATATTAGATGAGATTTATTCTATTGATTATATTGGAAAATTGTTCAGTATTGATATTGTGTGATATCATGAACAATTGATCGATATGTAATAAACGCGAAACTTCATCTAACATCAATACGAATTTGTCTTTGAAATCGTGATCCAAGTATGCATCGATTTCATCAATCAGTATTATATTGTAATTGGTTAATTGTGTTGATAATGCCAACGATAATACCAGTGCGAATATTGTGGACTCTGATTGTGAACCATAACGAATATCATTCGATGTTATTAAATCATGTGTGAATGGAATATTTAATGCTGATTCAGATACTTCAACATCATTCAGATGTACTGAACCATCATAGATTACATCCAACAAATGATTTGCAATCTTTACCGACTCATCTAATGTGTTATGTATCAACACAACCGGGAGTCCTTTGGTGGAAGACGTTGCATCTGATATCAAACGACATTGAGTGTCCTGTTCTTTATTGGTCATCAGTTCATTCATTGTCATCTTACAATGTGAATCATCTTTCTTTAATGAATCCAGTTGAATTGATAACTCTGATTGTTGAGATGCATATTCATGATATGTTCTATAATGTTCATCATGAGTTTGTTGGAGTTGATCTAATGTTTTAATAGTCTCAGTAAGCTTATCTATCTTAGCATGAACTTCTCCAACATTCACTCCATTCAGGTGTGATATCAATGCTCGATTCTTATCATTAGCCAATATAGCTCCCTCAAGTTCAACCTTTTCTCTTAACATCATTTCACGTTTATCACCTAATTCATCGAGATGTTTGTTGATATCATTGATAGCTTGAGTTGGATCTGTATCATCTATCATAACAGATTCAATCATCTTTATATTATTCTCAACATTCTGAAGTTGTTCAATTAACTTACGACGTTGCTCATTGTCAACAGCAGCTTCATATAATGATTTCACATAATCAAAGTCAACTCCCCATTTGCTTGATTTGATATTAAGCATAATAGTTTCAATATTAAATGTATTCTTCAATTCATCCGGATACTCAGTATTGATGAGTCTTTTGATTGATGTTATATTCTTCCAACAATGATCAATATTCTCCAAATCATCAATAGTCAATTTACTTTTGGTCGCAGATTGATATGATTTGAAGTATACTTGGAATTTGTCATATGTATTCTTATATATACAATTCTCATGATTACATTTTGGATACTCACCAGGTACTGATGACAATATCACATTGAGACGATTCATTGCATTTCTTTCTTTTTCGCCGTCATTCAATACAGCTCCTTCTCGTATCAGGAACGCTGGAATGTCAACATTGTCAAGAACCATCTTGACAACCATATCCAATAGATCATCATTAAGAGTTGTCACTATTTCGCTTGCCATGGAATTAATTGTCTGAGTGAGATTTAAAGCAGCTCTATAGAAGTCTGGAGCTAATGATATGATCTTATTAACCTTGATAGATTTTATCTGTTCTTCGAGTCTTTCTTTTACTCGTTTCATATCATCGTAATCATCTTTCATCCTTTTAGCTTTAGCCATTGACGCTACGATATCATCTTTCTTTTCATCAAACTTATCCATCTCAACAAGCAAGTCATGATATTTGGTCTTCAATTGTTCAAGCTTTTTATTCAACTCGATACTCTCTTCAGATAATCTGATATATGTTGAATCATCATATGAGCCAATACGCTTACTAACTTCAATGACATCTTCGAGTATCATATTGAGACGTTGTAATTCATTGTATGGATCTTGATTCTTTATGGATGTAATCATACCAAATAATCTATCCATATTGGATTTAACACTACTCATCGAGTTAATCAATGAGGTGTATTCTTTCTGTTTCTCACTCAACATCATCTGAAGATTCTCATATGAACCATACTTCTTCAATATGAATTCTTTAGTATTATTCAATGATGAAATCGTCTTGCTGATGTAACGATGGTCTGCAGTCGATAGCTTATGAATCTTATCATAGATATCAACACCAAGAGCTTTATTAAGTAATGCCTTTCGTTGAGTAGCATTCATTGTACTGAGAGAATTCAATTGAGTTCCATTAATAGTAAACTGAAATGCATATCTATTCAATCCAAACACTTTCTCAATTACTGAGTTGAATGTATTTACTCCACCACTGCTATTGAGTTCTTTACCATCACACACAATGGATGATATAACTGAATGAGATTTGCCACTTGGCTTATATGTATGATTGATATGATACTCTTTACCATCAACCTCATATGTTATCTCTTTGACACCAGTCTCACCAGGAATTATCAATTGTAAATCAGAACGTTCGTCACCATTCAAATTAATTGATGAGAACGGATGTAGTTGTTGAATCAATACGGTTTTACCTGAACGATTCGGGCCACATATTTGGTTGATTGTTTTTCCATTATCATCAAATTCGTAATATACTTCGGTCAAGTTACGACATGCCAATATACTACTGAAATTGATTAATCGGATGCTTTTAATTTTCAAGATTTATACCTCCTCTAATTGCATTACATTTTAATCATATAAATATCGGTTCTAAAAATATAATACAAACAAATTAGTTGGCGGGGATAAACCCCGCCACATAATTTTATCAGAAAGAGGAAGAAGGTAATGTGTTTCCGAACCACATTCGAATCTTTTGTAGATTCATCCTTCATTATTACGTTGTACTATTGGGATAAAAAATATTTTCTTTATTGACAATTATTTGATATGTGTTTCCAGAAGGAACGAAATTACCAACAATAATATCATCATCTGATATATTCGGAAATGGTGTTGTAGTAATCCATTCACCATCATCAAACCATATTTCGTATCCCGAATCTTTTAATTTTGAATATGTGCCTCTGAGACGGAATAATGCATCATCATATAATAACTCAGTATTATCATCCACCATCTTCAAATGTTTCTTCCATTTCGATACATCAAACATTGTCAATGAATCTTTAGGAATCATTCGTACACGAGCATGTTCAATTTGGTCAAACAATTTCAACATATCAGAATTTCCACCATTATCAAATATACCACCAAACAAATATACAAATTCATCCTGGGTGTATTCAACCATGTATGATTTGAAGTATGAAATAACTTCTTTCAATGATTTAAAATAATCATCCAGTCCAATTGTTTTAAATTGTA